GGATGATCAAAGCAATACCAGCATCGTTACGAAGCTCTGCAACACCGTACAACGTGTCAGCAGTGTACAGCGTAGCAAGGTACTCTTGCTTGTATTGAGCCTGTGAGCGAACAGCCATTTGCTCTGCAAGAACCATTGCATCCTTGTGGAACATCAAGCAAGCACGAGGAGCAGTACCGGACGAAGCATAAGCAGTGTCAGCGTTGCTGCTAACAAACACTTTAACACCGTACACATCACCGATCTGACCGTTACGGATGGTGTTGTTACCACCTTGCTCACCAACAAAGGCTTGTTCAGTGAAACGAGCAAGACCCATGAGGGTGTTACGAGCAACAGGAGGAATAACCAAGTAACGACCATCTTGAGGTACGTTAGCATCATCAAGACGCTGAATGGTACGACGAATAGCAGCATCAGTTAGTGCAGTTGCGTTACCAGCACCAGCACCACCAACGAAGGCTGTAGTACCATCACCACCGATGTAAGCAGTGGTTGTACCGGCTACACTGTAGTCACCGGTAGTGCCAGCGGCATGAGAGCCGTTGAATAGACGACCGATCTGGATTAGATCAGAGTCAACCTGCGTAGCCAATGCATAACCAGCATCTTCAGTGTAGAAACGACGAAGCGAAGCAAGAGCTTGAACTTCGACGATGTCCTCAATCAAACGTGAGTATTCGTAGTGCTTGTTAATGGTAACTTGCACTTCAGACTCAACGTTCGCCTGAATCGTAACAGCAGTGTTAGCTGCTTTAGCGAATGCTGCGCCACGAGTGGGGCTAGGAATATGAAGCGTATCACCTTTCTTACCACGCATCGTCATCTTGTTGACGAGGTTCGCCATAACAAGATTCTTTTTGTAAGAAGCGATGATTTCATCAGACCAAATCTCAGGTACAAATTTATCTGCGTTGGTCTTGTTTACGATGGAACCACTTCCACCAGGATAAGCTGCTGAAGCCATTTTAATGTCCTTTAAATTTTAGGTTATCGGACCCTACCATCGCTATAGGCTGACATGATGTCATCTTGTAGTGCCATATAACGTTCAGGGTCAGTCATTTGAAGTCGAATAAGATCTGCTCGACGATAAATTTTCTTGCTCGTCTCACCAGTAGCGCCATCAACTGCTACAGTAGCTGCTTTAAGTGTTTGATTACGTTGTTCCTGAAGCTGCTGTGCTGCTTGCTGAACAGTGTCCTGTTTAGCTTTCCTCAATGCTTTGAAGTTAGACAACAACTCATTAGCGGAATCGAAATCAAACTGTTTGTCTGCTGCTACGTATAATCTTTGACGTACAGGTGACTCATTTACCCATGAAGCAAACTCAGGATCAGTAATGACTTGAGTATAATCAGGGTGTGATTGAGCTAGCCTGTTTGCTGTTTGCATCCTAGCCATCTGTGTTGCAGCCTGTTGAGCCTGAACAACTGCTGGATGGGATTCAACTGCTTTGTTAACTGCCTTAACAGGATCGGCAAAAAAGTCAGTATCATCTTCGATAGCTTTAGCAGGTTGATCCTGCGGTGTGATTTGCCTTTTGATGAGTTCATCAGCTAACTTACGAACTTCTCCAACTTCTTGTGCTTGACGACCAATTAGCTTTTCAGCTTCCTGGTGCATCCTTATGATGTCATCTAACGATTTACCCTTATACTTCTCAGGGATCGTAGGTTCTTCCTGAGTTGGTGCTGCTTCAGCCTTAGCCTCTACAGCTTGAAATTCATCGTTACCTACTTCATCATCTAGAGATTCTACAAATTCAGCCATCTGCTTCTCCTAGTCGGGTATAACCCAATTGTTAGGAATTAAAAAGGAATCTAAGTTATCCCTCATAGTAGGACTTAGACTTTGCTACGTTTACTGCTTGTTCATGCATCGTTGCCCATCTATCAGAAGCTGTTGGAAAAGCACCGGTGATGCCTTCTAGTTTGCTTCTAGGAGATGCTAATTGTCTTTGTGCTAACAAGTCACAGTGTGGGCACTGTATTTCTTTAACATAGTGATCTGTGTACCTTTCAGTAACATGTCCGTTAGCACACTCAAAATCATTCATTATCCTCATTGACTAAATCCTCATAGGCTTTTTCCCAAACTTCATGCATCGTTAGGAGCCAATCTAAAGCTTTTAGTTGACCTTTACGTTCTTGTAGTTCTTCGCCACTAGAGATAGTGGTTATGTCCGCTACTGCGTCTCTGTACTCTTTAGCGTCTTCCAGTAGAGTTTTCCATCCTGGATGACTCATAAGGTCGAACCGCTCTTCGTAGTACTTTAGTAACTTAGTA